GTGGATTCCAAGTACGTGGAGACTTGGGCTTACTTACCGAAGATCAACTTTACGAATGGCAGACTGAACTACTCCAAGAACTAAAAACAGCGCCACACAAACGACGCATAGTATGGTATTACGACAGCGAGGGGGCATGCGGCAAGACAGAATTTTGCAAGTTCGTTATGGCCAATCTACCTGGAGCCATGTACTTGACGGCTGGAGCTTACAAGGACGCAAGCTACCAAGTAGTTTCAAGAAAGGACGACCCGAAAATCGTGTTGGTCAACCTCTCACGATCAATGGAAAACCGGGTATCCTACCAGACGTACGAGTGTATCAAAGATGGACTTGTGCAGTCGGGGAAATACGAAGGCGGGATCCGCCTATTCCCCCATCCACACGTTATTATCTTCAGCAACTTCCTCCCAGACCTTGCGGCCCTTAGTTTAGACAGATGGGATGTACGTTATCTAGCAAACAACCAAAGACAATAAAAGCCTCGGGCATTTTTAAGGGTCCTTCACACGACCCTTTTTTATACTACATGAACCTTGCTAACCACTAACCCTAACCTCTAAGCTGCACTAACCCTAACCCTAACCTCTAAGCAACACGACTTTATTCAAATCAACTATATACTTACACTAAGCAGTACTGTCACCAGTAAAGCTCAAACTATGACTAACCGTAAATATCACACTGCCAGGAAGCACATCAACATCTGTCACTTGTTGCATCGTGAAACAGTAGACCAACATCTTCTGTCCTACGGTATACGCATTAAAATCGATCTTCTCAGGCTTCAACTTATGAATTAGCGACAAGGGACGACTTGCAGGCAAAAGGATATACTCCTTTGACGAGATTATTTTGTAGGTTTGATTCCAATCAACGAAATGAGTAGGATCCCACATAGTAGGCACGCTAGTAAGAGCATTAAACGCGGTATAGCTGGTGTTCTCTTTGAACCAAAGCAAATACACCCTAAGACGAATAGCATCATTGCCAGGAACAGCCACTGTCACTTCCGTTCGACCTCCTCTCAAAACAATTGAACTTTCATCAAAAGTAGGAACACCTATGGTATCATCTATGGGTAACGCTCCTCCTGCAACTGTCCAGAAAGGATTGGCGGTAGGTAACAGGGAGATAGCTCCAGTTTTCGTCGCAGCATTTACCCCCACGGGCGTCAGTTGTGTAAAGGACGTTGTCAGCAACGACCTATAATGAGGTTGAAACAGGGTTTCCCTGATCAAAGCAGCTTGATATCTTTTCCTGCGCAGGTATCCACCACGATATCTTGTACTCACGATATTACCAGCCTGCGCAGACACAACTTGATCACCCCGAGATCTCCGGTAGAAGCGCGTTCTCATCATCGGACGGCGCCGAATCCTCCTGCTCCGGGACGCCCCGGAGCTCCTTCTCCTTCTGACGTTCGGCATTCCTCCACTGCTTCCAGTAAGAATTCCACCAACAGTCGCTACAGCACTTGCACGAGCTAGCCTGCCAAGCCGTGAGTATTGGAGGCGGCCGCTTTGGGACGGGGGATATCGTCGCCAGCCCCACAGGACGCGTTTTAGTAATCTGCGTGGAAATAGCATCCATAAAAGGAAAATTTTTAAAATTACCTGCAGGGGTATGCATGGTATTTATACCCCTGCATGAGACACACCGGGACAATTATACACTGTGGACCCTCAGACGCAAAACTATAAAGGCGAGCCGGGCATCGGTAATACTGACCGTCAACGTTGTTGACGCGATGCCCGCGGAGACAGAACCCCCTCAAATTAGAAGAAAAAAGAGAGGACCACGCTCTCGTGGTTGGTGTTTTACGTTAAATAACCATACTGAACATGAAATAACCAACTTACTAGACTGTTTAAATCAGTCACAGTGTCCAGGGTAAGTGTGTGTCTCATTATCCTTGAGGTTTTACACATTATCATAACAGAACAACAGATACATCTTCCAGGAAGAAAAAGGAGAAAACGATACGCCACACCTACAAGGCTTCATACATTACAAGAACCAAGTCGCCCTGACTTCTATAAAACAATGGAACCCACGAATCCACTGGGAACAAACGCGCTCAATAGCCAACTCCGTTACTTACTGCAGCGATCCGACAAAACGACATGGGCGCGTTTGGTCCCGTGGATTCCAAGTACGTGGAGACTTGGGCTTACTTACCGAAGATCAACTTTACGAATGGCAGACTGAACTACTCCAAGAACTAAAAACAGCGCCACACAAACGACGCATAGTATGGTATTA